TCCTCGCGGTTGCTAACCCCAGAGCCGGGGTTGGTGGTATCGTAGGTGTTTGAAAAAGCCATGTTAGGCGGTGTTAGAGAACTTTACGTTTTGAGATTTGTGCTGTACGGAGTTTGAGCCAATCGCCCTTATCACCACTCGCTTTGAACTTGGATTGAAGTTCCCCTATCTGCTTGGTCTGGACGCTTTCCGGTTTACGGCTTGCAGCCGCACCAGACTCAGGATTTTCAGGTGGCCGTGAACTAGGTTTCTTGCCCGGCGTCGTTTCCGATAGGGCAATTTCCTTACGTCCATAGATGCTGTTAGAGGCGTGGGCGAAGAAATAAGGCAACTGAGCAGCAATGTCGGGCGCGAACTCCTCAAGTTTCTTGAGGCGCGGGTCGGCAATGATGGCGTCATATTGCTTCTTCCTTTCGTCGTTAACATCTTCCAGCCAAGGAATTTCCTTCCGCGTCTGCTCGTCCATAGTAACTCGCAATTTCTTGCTGTTTTCTACAACCGAGAGGCGTCGTCCCACATCCGGCAAATACTCATCACGAGCTTTGCGGGCGCGGCGCAACGTCTCTCGTAGCTGACGCTTTGTGTATTCCTTGCCATCCACCGTTGCAGCGATGTCGTCGGGGCCAATGTCCGAGGAGTCATCAAGCCGCGTTTCCGCGAACTCAATCACTTCCTTGATTTCCTTGGCCTTTTCGGAGAGCCCAGCCGCATCCTTGATAGACGCAAATGGGTTGTCCTTCACCTCTTCTACCGCCTTGGCAGTGGTATCACTTCGACGGGCAAGCTCGCTTTCCAAGAAGCGCACGCGCTCCTCGGCAGCCTTCCGCTTTGCCGTTAGCTCACCGTAGCGAGCTACCGCCTTACTTCCGATAGACTTAGCCAGTTGACTAAGCTCATCTTCCGAAAGGTCATCCAAGTTTCCAGACTTAGCTTTTGAAAGAACGTCCTGTTTCGTAGCTTCCGGTGCTTCCTCCCCGGCTTCTGGCTTTTCAGCCTTCTCCGTGGATTCCACCTCCTTCTGCTTTTCGGCCTCAGATTCTGCTTTCGCAGTACCCTTACCGGCGAGTCGTCGTTGGATGAAATCACCCTCAGACATGTTATCTGTTTTCACTACTTTTTCTTGGGCCGTAGCGGTGGACCCTGATTCTGGTTCAGACATATTTGTTCCGCCAACTTAACGTCATGGCGATTACGATGGAGCCATTGTAGGGCATATGCTTGACACACAGCACATCTTAGCCACTTTTGGCGTTATAGGCGGCAGCACGTAGAACTCGTACCCGTGTCGATGGCCCTTTGCAGGGTAGCGGATTAACGACCCGCCCAGCCTATTTCATCCGCCTACGGATGTTCTCCCAATCGCCATAGCGAAGGATGTCATCGTAAGCCTGAATCCTACCCGCAATCTGCTGCACCTGGTCGGTGGTAGCACCCCGCAAGTCGCCAATAGCGGTCTCGCGGGAAACGTGCACTTGAGCAATAAAGCGTTGAAACGCCTCAATATGCCCAAGATGGTCTAAGTCCTTCTCGTCCTGAGTCATTAAAATTTCTAGTAGTTTACGGTGTTAGCCTGTTGGGTAGCAACGTCGCCCATGTTTGCGGGAGCGGTGCCAATTTTGCCGATCTCAGCGTTCTGTTGCTGCTGGATGGCGAAGGAATACTGGGCAGAATACTTCTCTAGGCGGGTGCGGAACGACTCGTCCTGCTGCAACCGCTGGGTAATGTCTGGCTGCGCGGCGTATTGCTTGATGATGTCCAACGCGGACCCAGCCCCATTGGGCCGTGCGCCCACCTCAATGCCAGAGAAAATCTTGGTAAGATCGTCCGTAACGTCCTTCACCATCTTGTCTTGCGCGGCCTCTACAGGCTGAAGAATAGCGTCTGCAAGCATTGGATTGATAGCATTAGCAGCAAATTCAATGGCACTATCGAGGTTAATACGGCCACTGCGGTCGTAAGGCACCAAAGCCAAAAGCTGCTCAATTTGCTTCTCACCCGTCTCTGGGTCTGTGTTCTGAACGTCAAAGGAAATGGCAATGTCAACGTCCGCGTCTGGATCGCCCTTGTTGTAGGTTTGGGCGTCTGGCACGCCCGTAACGCGGAAATAAAGCTGTTCTGGCCCAAATCGCTGATAGGCGTTGTAAGCCGCCTTAATCACGCCCTGAACGTGCGCCAAGAACTTGTCCACGAAATACTGACGCCGGGAGGCCGAAAGCGGGTTCTGGAAGTCCAACCCCATTAACTTGTCTGCGCTGGCAAGAAGGGATTGTTCCATCTCTACGCTGCCGGGATTATAAGCCGGGGTTGGACCCCATTCGTAGTCGCCCTGCCGCATCCGGCCAATCTTCTTGCCTGGACCCCAATCTGGCGGCGGCTTGCCGATAGGGTGCATAAGGGGTGGCATCGTGGCCATGCTGTTACGGTCGGTGCGGCTATCCCGCTCCACCTTAACGCCCCACTGGATGCCCCGTAGAAGCTCTGGCACGGTCTGGAGGTCATACAGCCGCTTGTTGTCCTCGGACAGCCGGGTGACGATGAAGGGGTAGTCCTCGTAGCCGTTCAAAAGCTCAAACTTAGCGTAGCCGGGCACATCCCCCTTGCCCGTGAACAGCGGGGACATCACGGTTTGATAGATGCCTTGGCTTCCGTCCTCTTGGTCAACAAGCCGCTGATAGACGTAAAGAACGTCAATTAGCTCGTCATTCTGCCATTCCGCAACGGTTGTGCGGGTGGTCTGTTCAGCAGGGTTGCCGCTCACAACATCCGTGCTTTGCCCTCTAAAGTGCTCAACGCAGTAGTCCGCCCATTCGCGGTTCCAATCGGACACTTCTACTTTGTTGAGAATTTCTTGCACCGTCATCCTCGTCTTATAGAAGACGTAGGGAGCACGCTGCGGGTCCATGCAATACGGCGGAAACAGCACATCGCCGTCTGGAGCACAGGTTTTAACGCAGGGCCGGTCAATGTCGCGGCGCGTCACCGTAAGCTCACAGGTGCCCTTGGCGCGAAGTTGGTTGATAGCCTTCTTAGCCCGCTTGTCCTTGAGATCGGGGAACACCGACTTAAGCATGGCAATCACCCCTACGTCGTCGCTACCGTCTAGGATGACGGAGGCAAGGCGGGGGTTGCTGGCGGCAATGTCCTCAAGCGAGAACTTCTGGAGGTATTTGTTCTTCTCGCGGTCCCATCCTACGTAGGTGATCATCAGCCCACGCTCAAAGAGGTAGTTGGACGCAAGCTCCATCTCCTGCTTAAAGCGGGGGATGTAGGAGGCAATCATCCACTTAAGGAAGCTAGAAGTCACTTTGGCCTGCGCCATATCGCCCACCTCTACCGGATAGGCTCGGATGTTGGCGCGGTTGAGGGACGTAAGGCAAAGGGCAACGTAAGCGTTAATCCGCTCGTTGATGACATGAACCTCGGTGTCCGATGCCCCATCCCACGGGAAAGAGTCAGCCCCGTGCTTGCGAAGGTCTTCCGCTTTCCCCGGCCAGTAGTTGCGGCGTTCGTCGTAGGAACGGCTACACTGGCTGAAATACTCAGAAAGCTCCGTAACGGTGTTATCATAAGCCGTCTTTAGGACAACAACATCTGGACCCTTCTCGTTGTAAAACGTCAGGGCTTTCTCTTCGTCACTTTTTTGCATTAGGATGGCGGCGCTTTATCTGGCGAATCATACCATGCCAAAACGATACGGGCATGGCCAACTTATCCGTTAACACGCGCTCGGACAGTTCGTGGCCTCCGCGCCCGCAATGGCGTTGCAGAAGCTCCCAGCCAGCCAAGCGGTCGGTTTGCTCGGCAATCCACTTAGGGTCCGTCGTAATGTCAGCGGGAGAGGGATTCATGTCTAAACGTAGTTCCTTTAATGTCTTGGATAGCTTCTACGGTGAAGTGTTTGCCCACAAGCCTATCCTGCATCTTGCGGGGAATGGCAACGGGAATCTTGCCCTTGAAGGTGTCGATGGTGCACCACAGCCAGCGTGGATTGGGTGCCGTCTTAATCCCGTAGGCTTCGTAGCGGTGAGCTACGGTGAGCGGGGCTTCCTCGCTTTGACGGATAAGGTCCGCCCCATCCTCCGTAAACCACGTATTTTTGCCCTTCCCTGTGCTGTGCATGGGCTGCAAGACACGAGCCGCCCGCGCCATTAACTGATCAATCTGCATACCCATTTCTTCGGCCAAAGCCGTGCATTTAATCTTCATGTTGTTCCTTAGCAGTCCCATGCGCGTCTAGACCAGTAGTTTGCAGATAGCTTTCCTTCGCCACCCTTGATTCCAGCAGACCGGGCGCAGTAGCTTTTCTTTCGGTCGGGGCTTCCCTTCTTGATGCTCATGTTGGCATCGCCAAAGCGCACAATCTTCTCCACGCCGTTAGCGCAGGCTTTGACAACAGACTTCTTCCCGCCCTTCACATCTCGGCGCGGAACATTACACTTCATCTCTTTCTTGTTCATGTTAATAGCTTCCTCCTGATTGCTTCATGGCACCTAGCCACTTGGGGTTGACATAACGAATGTCGGCAATAGCAGCATAGCGCACGCAATCCAGCGGGTCTTTCCATGCCTCGTCCTTGCCGCCGTCACCCGTGTATTCCTGAATGGAACGGATGATGTTCTCGCAGCGGTCGGAGATGTAGAAGCGCGGCCTGTTGCTGCCGTCTAACGGCAACTTGCGGTTGTAGGCCATTTTGTTCTGTAACGCCTGCAAGCCGTCTTCAATGTCTAAACCGGGGGCCGGAACAAAGGAAAGCCCGGCATCTGCAAGGTCGTCAATAATGCTAGAGGCTCCCGTAGCCCCCTGATACTTCGCGGCACCCAAACGCGGGTCGATCAGCCGCTCCATGATGTCCTCGCGGTATTCGCCTTCTAGGGTGGTAATGAGGGACACGTATTGCTGGACCCCTTCAATCTGCCCGTCCCGTTTTGCGCCTTCCCCGGCACCCCATTTGCCGTTGCGCCACTCAGCCCAATCCCCGTGGCTGGCATCCGGCCATTCCCTATACACCCACCACGTATCCGTAGCATCTACGGCAATCCACGCCATAAACCACTTCTTACGTCCAGCCGGGTCAAGAACTTGATAGAGCGTGCAGGGGTTGTCTGTCGGGTCTTTCACCCAAGGAATGTCCTCATGCTTCACCACGTTCGTTTCGCGGCTAAAGCAGGGAAACTTGCTAGAAATGCTCTTGGTGGGAACGCCATACACCCGGCACAGAATCCAACTCTCATCCCCCTTCGCCACAGCCTCCTTAGCCACCCGTTCGTAGCCGCTAAAGGGATTGTCCTTCGTGTGAAGGTAGATGATGGCTGCATCCCTGTTAGAGCACTCCTGGACGTAAGGAAGTGCCCTGTTGTGCAGAAGCTCGGCGTTTTTGGTTTCGATGGTTTTCGCGCCATCAAGAAACTGCCTCACCGTCTCAGAGTAGCCGTCAATCGGGGTGAACGTCAGCAGCATCTTGCTGTTACGGGTGGCTAGACGGAAGGCCAGAGTGTCCACCAACTCGGGGCCACCGAGGTATTCGTCGCACCACGCCCCCAAATTAACCGCCGTAGGGGAGAAGGCACCAAGCTCCAGCCCCTCCAGGACAGTTTGATTCTGCGTGTATTGCGAGTATGTCTTAAACAGGATTCGGCTCCCATTGGGGAAGATGAGGCTATTCCCGGCAAAGCCGTTCTGCTTGGTGTAGGAGATGTATTCGTCCTGCCCAAGCGTCTTGTGCTTATACTCCGCTGGAAGCTGGTGGAAGATGGCCGATTGCTGCACAAGCACCGACAACTCAGCGTTTTGGGCAAAGCACACAATCAAGCTGCCCTCGTTCTGCATCGCGCATTTAATTGTCAGCCAAGCACCTAGCTGCGTTTTGCTTGCTCTGTTTCCGCCAAGTGCCATCACAGCATCATGTTGCAAAAGCAACTCCTCGCACCTACGCCAGTTGTCTAGGATGAACCCGTAGCGATAGGGGTCTTGTTCGCTATTCGCGATTGCCGAATGGTAGAGCGTGTGGAGGGAGACAAGCTGCTCCGGCTCCATCATGGCTGTCTCGGCCTCCGTAGGTGGTAGCAGGATGGGGTGTTTACGCCAAACAAATGCCATTTCCGGTTGGATTATGCTATTGCTTTAAACACCACTACAGCAGACGGGAACGGTGCTGAGTTGGCGTGTTCACCAAACTTGAGACGGCCTCGAATAAACCGCACCTTGCCCTTGGCGGCGTAATCGTGCCACCACGCGGTGTCAGTCCTTGCTGGCACTAGGCAAACAACTGTTGCGCCATCCAATGAAGATTTGTAAGCCTTTTCCATCCATTGGTTAATCTCGCGGCCATAAGGTGGGTTCATCCAACAGACACCCATCCATACTTGGGCCAACCCGTCGTCTTCCTTGGTAAAAAACCTCTTGCACTTAGCGTTCTCAACCGAAGCGCAAACGTCTGTCTCAAAACCAAACTCTTCGTTGATCTTATCGAAGAAGTCCTGCGGTGTAGACCACAGGTCGGTTGCGCTGCTAAAGTGTACGGCGGTGTTCATGCGTTCTGTGCAAGCTCTTCCCCTTCTTCTTCATCCTCGTCGTCAGGAGCAGCAGCCTTCTTGGCAACTACCGGCGTAACATCCACTTCAATAGCACTTTGCCGTATCTTAGCCCGCACAGCCTCAATCTCCCGCATAGCATCCTCCAACGACGCCCCTCTCCTGTGCTCTACAATCACCTTGTTCTCCCCTAGGGCCGCAAAAGCCTTGTCCTGGGCTATGGCATAAGGCAGCACCAAGTCCCGCAGATTTACCTTGGCAAGCTCATCTGGGTTGTCAGCCAAGCTCTGCATCTTCTGCTTTGCCAGCAACCTAAGCCCCTCGGCCATCTCAAACCCATCCACGGCAAGCTGTTTCCGACGTTCCTCCAACGGCTTGTCATTCCTAGCCCTTAGCGCGGCAATAGACGTAAAACTAAGCCCCGTAGCCCGAGCCACCGCCTCATACGTCTCCCCTCCTGCCAGCATCTCCAGAGCTAACGTAGCCTTAACAGGCTCACGCCTCTCTATGGCATTCACCCCCACCGTGGACGTAGCCACCGCTGTAGCCAACGCCGGAAGCACCTTCACCTTCCCACTCATGCCATCATAGCCACAATAGCAACAATAGCCACAACAAAAAGAAGGGCACAACCTACAGAAGCCACAAGAAGCGCATTCTCCTCTTCCCGCAGCCATGCCCGTACATTCATATACCACGGCCTCGACGCCCTCTCCTCCTCCTCCATCCGATCCAACGCCTCGTTAGCCAAA